TAGTTATAGGACATAGCACAGCTATTAACTCTACTATGCCCACTATATTCTTAGACCCTATCCATGTAAAAGGTAAGGAAAAAGAAATTATAATATATACTATAAAATAAAAAAGAAACTTTTACACTCCCTGAAAATTATTCTATTTCTTCTCCCTTTGAAAATTCAACTAAATAATTTTCATCAAACTCATCCAAATCAAGTTCATTAAAGTTGTTATAAAAACCCCAACCTGCTCTGACTCTTGCTAAGTCTTTATTATTTTTACTTACTTTTTTTGCAAATTTAAATGCTTCATTTTCTGAATCAAAATATTCAGACATAAGAAATGAATCAATATATCCACCAAATTCCATAAAAATTTGTTCTGTTAAAACTTCGTTAAACTTTTCCATCTCACGTTTTTTTGCTCTTTCAAAATCTTCTTGAAATGCATCAGTACAAAAATATTCTACATAATAAAGATATATATTTTCTTCTGTTATATTGTATTTATTCATATTTATAGCCCTCCAGCTTTAAAATTTAAAAATATATTATAACATATCTAAAAATAAATGTCAATCTCCTTATTGAAAGCCTTTAAGTTGTTTCTGTAAGTACTCGTGTACACTACCTAACTTATCCTTACCATGTCTAAGTATAGTTCTTATTAATGGTCTATCATCTTGAGGTATAACATCATCTACCATATTTTCAGGTAGCATACTAAACTCTGTAACTATTTTATTATCTCTCGTTAGTAAAACTTTGAAGCTTATCAAGTTAGCTTCTTCTTTGTTAGTCATTGGGTTCCTTTAAATTTGTAAAGTTAATAGCGTCCTGTCTGCCCCTTAGTCCTGCCTTCATGTAAGTAGTAGCTCTGCCCTCAAAGAAATTCTGGTGCTCTACTCCTGTTACTTCATCAATCCAACCAAGAGGATTTTCTCTTTGGTCGTAATTAGTTTTAAGTCCTAGTTGAAGTAATCTTCTATCAGCTATGTATCTATTATATGCGTACATATCTTTTTTAGTTAGTCCTTCTATGTCTCCCATATCAAACACTAAGTCTAAAAACTTATCTTCAAGCTCTACCATGTGTCTACATATTTGATATAGCTCTGCTTTAAAATCATCTGTCCATATCTCTATGTTTTCTTTGATAAATTCTCTAAACAACTTGGTCATAGCTTCAACATGCATAGACTCATCACGGATAGAGTAAGTAACTATCTGTCCCATGCCCTTCATCTTACCAAACCTAGGAAAGTTAAGTAGAATAGCAAAGCTACTAAAGAGTTGTAGTCCTTCTGTAAAAGCTGAGTAAACTGCTAAAGTCTTAGCAATAGTTTTCTTATCAGATTTAAGAGGTTTAAACTCTCCAACATAATCGTGCTTGTCTGACATCTCTTCATACTCTGAAAAAGCTTTGTACTCTATCTCAGGCATTCCAACTGTATCAAGTAGTAAGCTGTAAGCATGTTGATGTATTGATTCCATGTTAGCAAAAGGACCCATCATCATTCTAGCTTCAGGTTTTTTAAAGATAGGCATATACTTATCTATATAACCTGACGCTACATCTACATCTGACTGAGTAAACAATCTAAATATTTGTGTAAGTAAATTCTTTTCTATAGGTGTAAGCTCTTGCCAATCTTTTACATCTGTGTGCATGGGTACAGACTCAGGCATCCAATGCATTTGGTTTTGTAGTACGTAGTAGTCAAACATCCACGGATATTCAAACGGTTTGTAATAATCTCTAGTTTTTAATAAGCTCATAATTCTTCTTCCTTTGGTAAATATACTATTGTTAATGAATTACATTTAGGACAACTTAAGTTAGTCTCCATAATGTATTCTTCGTCTTCTTCTTCTATGTCGTGGTCTCCGCCCCATATTAATTGTGTGTTACAATGCCAACAGTTCACGACTATCCCTCACATGCGATACATTCTGTATCTTCTAAATTTATTCTTGGTACTTTAACATTGACGTTCTCTACTGTACGAGCAGCATTAGAACGGAAATAGTAAAGCGATTTAAGTTTGTTCATACCATACCAATGTACATCATTAACATATTGCATGTAATCATCGTGTACATCTTGAGGCTCTGTAGCCTTTGGTAAAGTAAAGAACAGATTAACTGATTGTGCTTGACACACAAACTGTTGTCTTTGATGGGCATGTTCTACTACCCATATTTGATTTATCTCATTAGCAGTTTTAAATATTTCTTTCTCATCATCGTTAAGTATATCTAAGTGTTGTACTGAACCATCACTACCTGATATATCTTTCCACATAAGTTCTAACTCTTTACCTTTTAATCCTTTAGATTTTAAAAGCTTTTCTAAGTATTTATTCTTAACTTGGTAACTTCCGGATAAAGTTTTGTGAGTATAGCAGTTAGCCCTGTAAGGCTCAATACTAGGAGAAGTCCCACTACAGATGATACCACTACTAGCATTAGGAGCAATAGCAAGGAGGTTAGCATTCCTCCTACCACTCCCATGAATATCAGGAGCCTCACCCCTTTCAACAGCCAACTCTTTAGTTGCATCGTCTGCTCTGGACTTGATGTAAGTAAACGCTTTGTGGTTGAAACCAGTTGCAAAAATACCTTCGAAAGGTATGCTCCTAGATTGTAGATAAGCATGAAAACCCATAGCACCAAGACCGAGACTCCGTTCCCTATACGCTGAGTAGGCAGATTTTGTATACCCCTCTTGACCTTCTTTAACATATTTTTGAAAGCGTTTAAAATTTGCACTATATTCTCCTAACTGTGTTGTGTCTATTGCGTTGTCAATGTAGTGTTGTAATACATTATCAAGCATTGTTATTAAATCTTGTATGAAGTTATCGTTCTTTGACCAACTATCAAAGTGTTCTAAATTAACAGACGATAAACAACATACTGCTGTACGTTCTTCATCTGTTGGTAGTGTTATCTCAGAACATAAATTACTTTGTCTGATTTTTAACCCTAAATCTTTTTGTCCTTTTGGTAATGCTTCGTTGCATGTATCTATGTTTACCATGTAAGGTTCACCTGTTTCTGCCCTAGCGTTTATTATTTGCCACCATAAATCTCTTGCATTAACTACGCGAACAGCTTCGTTAGTCTTAGGGTCTATTAGTCTCCAGTCTTCATCGTTTTCTACAGCCTGTAAAAATGAGTTAGTTATGTTGACACCGTTATGAAGATTAAGATTCTTCCTGTTAATATCTCCACCTGATTCTTTACGCATGTTAATAAACTCTTCTATCTCTGGGTGGCTAATGTCCATGTAAGCGGCATAGCTACCACGTCTTGTAGTGCCTTGGTTGAAGGCTAACATCTGAGAATCAACTACATGCATGAAAGGAATACTTCCAGTAGAACGACTGCCATGAGCAGTAGATATACCGTTACTTCTAATATCTCCCCAATATCCACCAATGCCTCCACCTGAACTTGCCAACCAAATATTCTCGTCATAATGAGCAGATAAACCACTGCGACTGTCAGGAACATAATTAAGAAAGCAACTGATAGGAAGCCCACGACTTGTTCCTCCGTTACTAAGTATAGGAGTGCTAAACATGAACCAACGAGAGGAACTGTAGTCATAAAGTCTTTGAGCAAGTTCAAAGTTTGTCTCACCTTTGAAGGTGGCTCCGAAGACGGAGGCTCTTGCGAGGGCTTCTTGTGCATGTGTTTCATTCTCCCAAAAGTATCTATCTTTTAATGTATCAATACTAAATTTATCAAACTGTTTTTCTTTACCATAATCTATTTCAATTCCTAAGTAAGGTTTTTTCCCTATCTTATCTTCAACCATTGTTTTTCTCCTCATCTAACACGTACATAGTTATGATAGCGTAGTGTATTATTTTCATTAATTCTTTTTTCTTGTTATCTTTCTTTCCAAACCTCATAGCATATTTCATAATGTTACCAATACCAAAACTCTCTCCGTGTCCTGCATCTATAATCATATCTGTTGCTTGATATTTACCGTTACCATAATGGGCTTCATAAGTTCTATCTACATAAGTTCTTATTTCTCTTAACACTTGGTCTTCGTTAAATTTATATTTCATGTCCTCCATTCCTTTGGTAATGTTTCTTCACTATACCATATAAAGTTATTAGTATCTGCCCATTCAGCATGTGTTCTTTTAGTTCCGTCTTTTCTTTTCTTAGCCTGTGGCATAGGAGACAA